CTGTTATATAAACTGCACCCATAATATCTGTGACAAGTGAATTACCAAAATCATCATCATTACCACCAATAAAAGTAGAATAAACTAATTCACTACCTGAAGAGTTAAGTTTCGTAACAAATATATCATTTTTACCAGCATTGTTAGTTTGATATGCACCACTTGTGGTAGGAAAATTCTGTGAAATCGTACTCCCTGTTATATAAACATTATTATTGGCATCTAATGCTATTGCGTTGATATTCACTGCTTCTCCAATAAAGGTAGAATAAAGTGCAGTATTGCCTATTGCGTTTACTTTCGTAACGAATACTTCTATGTCATTTGAAAATTCTTTTTGATAAGATCCTGGTGTTGTGGGGAAATTTTGCGATACAGTATAACCAGTTATATAAGTATTTCCATTATTATCAATTGCAATGGCTGCTCCTACATCATCATAACTTCCACCTATAAAAGTTGAATATACTAATGGATCAATAATTAATTCAAGATTGGCTAAATAATTTACCGCCTCAAGTCCTACTATTCCACCACGTTTTTGTATAAATTTACACTCAACTTCTTTGCGGTAACCATCTATATTTTGGTAGGCATATATTTTGCCATTATATATTTTCCCAATACTTGTTTTTAATACCATCTCTCCATTAGCTTTTATTTTTATCCCTTTTTGCCCTTCAAACTTAAATTTAATTTTAGATAAAGTTACTTCAGGTTTAACTATATAATCATATCTTAGCTGTCCATTATCAAAATAATATCTTAGATCAATATTTTTATAAATGCCTTTTATTTCTATTTTATTATAAATAGGGACTTTACTTACCCAATTCTTTTTATTATTACCAATAAAATAGTTATAGTAACCCTCCAACTGGTCATTACCTAAAATTGAACAATTCTTTTCAGAATTTATCAGTTGCATTCTAATGATATCACCTTTTATTTCTGAGTTAGTATTCTCAAAATTAATTATTTCTTGCTTGTCCATCTTTGAAGTGTTAACTTCATCATAGTTCTCCTTTATTAGATAATAATCATATACAATCCCAGTATTGGTAATCCAAGCATTCATACCTTTAATTCTAGCAAGGTATTTTACTTCAGAGCTCCACTGTCCCATATTCTTAATAAAACAATTACTTTGTGGTAGATCAGTATAATTTTTTTGTGCAATTAAATTGGAATGTAATAGAAAGAGTATTAGGAAAACAATTATATGATTTTTCATTAGCCTCTCCTTTTAATACTAAATAAAATTAACTAAATATTTAAAAATCTTCTTAAAATTATTATTCTGTACTGTATTCTACTAGTGTAGAAAGAGTGCTAAGTAGGATCCCCCAACTATTATAAAAATAACTTATAAAGTTTTACTTAAATAATCAATAATATTTTTATTAAATTTTCCCTTGGACACTTGGACACCTGGACACATCCATCCCCATTTTTCAACCACAATTAAATTTCCCAACATTTTCCGTCCAACCGTCCAATTACTCTATTTCACCAAATGACTACTAATGACTTTTTTTTTTACGCAGCCTTACTCTTCTCCTTAAAACTAATCGTCCTAACCGCACCCGATTTCGCTTCCTCAACTGTATTACCCTCAATTCTAGCCCAAGTTTTCAGCCAACGTGTAAACTTACCTTGAGTAAGCTTATCATAATCCTCATACTCTTCCTTGAACTTTTTATAGAGTTCTTTCTTATCATAATTTGTATCAAGAGTTAGATCATCAGAAAATTCGGCAAATTCAGCACACGTTTCATCTATAAGCTTTTTAGCCTCTATGTTCACAAAATCATATTCAACCAAACCATTCCTCAAATAGAACTGTAAACATTCCAGCATAAAATTGTCAAAATAATTCCACTCATCAACATCCCAACCCTGAAAAAACAACTTACCAAAATCATCAATTGGTCTATGATTCTTATTATAATAATCAGAAAACTCAATTATAAATTGTCTATCCAAAGTCGAATCATCAACACCTTTGACAGAAAAATTTGTAGAGATAGCAAGCTTAGGGGATTCGTTAAAAGGAATAAAAATCTCATCCTTATTCTTCCGTTCAATCACAATTCCATCGGTAATTATTGCAAACAATCTTTCAAAAGGAAATTTTTCCCTAATATCTTCTAATGCTAAAATATCAGTATCAACTTTCACTCTTTGGAATGCAAAGTTCTTTGAAGGATTAAAATTTCTTCCATCCTCAATTACAATATTCCGTATATGTCCTATTGCTTTAATTACCAGACCTTTACCACTTCTTCCAAATGCACCTTCACTTAATTTCTCATCAATAAATACAATTGCTTTTGCTACAGTTGGATTTTTATACTGATGTAATAAATAACCAATACTACTCTTTAAAGCTTCGTACCGTTTAATATCCTTACTGCAAATGTTAAAAAGAAAATCTTCAAAATCGGTTCTGTTTTCACTAGTTTCAAATTTCCTATCTAATATTTGTTGCTTCCAAATTGCATTCTCAAGCTGCGTATAATCCATTCTAGCTGTTTTGCTTTTAGTTATTTGTACAAATCCATTTTTATAATATAAGTAAGCGGTTTCAGCGGTATCCTTATTAAAATTAATAGCACGAGTAATTAAAAATTCAAAGAATTGTTGAGTAAATAATTGTGCATTAGATTTTATCAAAGCGTCAATAATTTCATTTCTGCTTACATCTCCAAATTCTTCAACGTTAGTCTTATATAAGTAATTCATTACATATTCTTTAACATGCACAGAATCAATTTCCTCAACAATGTTATTTTCAATCCTTACAAAAACATAATTATTCTCAAGCTTGTATTTACAAAAACCTTCACCTTCTAGGAATTTCTTAAATCTTGGTCTTGAAATACTAATCCTACCGCTATTTTCTCTAAACCAAAATCTAATTATTGGCTTCTTCCAGCCATATAATTCAGCAATATGATAAATTGAACCAATGGTAACACTGCCGTCATAATCAGCGGTTAGCGATTCAAACTTTTTCTTAATATTATCTTCAGTGTCTTTGTAATTAGGGTTTTTCAGACTAAAATCAACAAACAACTTTTCACCTTTTTCACCGAGTGGAACAAGAGCAAAACCAATTCTATACCATTCCTCATAACTTCCTTCCGGTAAATTTTCACTCAAATAATCAAGAGCAGCTTCCAATCTCTCCTTATCATAATATATTTTATCTCCAGTATTGTTGTTTATGCTGTGCGTAGTCGAAGCATCAATCACACAAAACTTTTTCAGCACCTCTAACAATTTTCCAATCCAAACATTATTCGGTTCATCTTCCGGCAACCCACATTCATTTAAGTTGACAAACTGATATTCATTTCCACTCGGATGAAGGGAAGGGGGGAGTACAGTTTGACAATTCTTCCATCTTAACTCAATATGGTCGCATAGATTATTCTCTGTAAGATTAAATTTATAGTATGATTTTTCTCCACCAATTCCATCTAAATAATTATCCTCATCACTGCAATAAAACCAAATATGATAACCTTTACCGCTTCCGCTTTTTACAATCCATATATAATCTTTCCCGTACCCCAATGCTTCAGCAAATCTGTAAACAATACTTACATCTTCAACAACATCAAAATCCAAACACCTTAAATCGTTTATTCCTGATATAGCGCCGATACCATTTGTTTTATGATTCCAATTCAAGCTATCAATATTTTCATTTGTCATTTCATCAATCTGATATTTCTTCCATTCAAATTTTGGAGCTTTATCTTCAAGAGGAATAACATTAAATCCAAATACATTATTATAATCTTTAGCAGCATTTCTTAAATTCATTTTTAACCTTTGTATTTTAACAATTTCAAATTACTTTTTTCTGTTTCTTTTCTCATATCTCTTATCTCACTTCTTGTATCTAACTTTTTAACTGCTTCCCTCAAAGCACCCACATCCAAATGTGCATAAATCTCAGTCGTCGAAATCGAGGAATGTCCGAGCAATTCCTTAATCACATACAGAGAAACCCCTTGCTGCGCAAGGTTAGAAGCGAATGAATGCCTAAGTGTATGGAAGTGTATTGCTTCATCAAGACCAGCATCTCTACAAGCTCTCTTAAACTTTTTCGAGAAATAATCTCCTGTATAAGCCATTCCATTATCCTTAGCAAACACAAACGAATTCTTCTCCCCATTTTTAAGGGGGAGAATCAAAGAGGGGGTTGTTTTTCCATTCTTAATTCTTTGCAGTATTCTCTCCACTTCCTCACCAAATGGCACATACCTCTGATTCTTTCCCTTAGTTACAAAATCCTCATCACCCACAATTATAACCTTCTTTTCAAAATCAATATTCTTCCATTTCAAATTGACAATCTCATTCAATCTCATACCTGTATTAAATGCAAACACAACAACATCTTTCACAACATCCGAATCTATCTGTTTAACTATCTTTTTGACTTCAATTTCATTTAGGAAAAGGGGATTAAGCTTATTTTTCTTCGGTAGTTTAACTTTTACAAAGTGATTAACAGAAATGTAATTCCAATCAACCGCTTTATTAAAAGCAGCTTTCAAAGTTCTGTAATAAACCCTAAAACCCTTTGGAATCTTCTTCTGTAGGTCTGTCATAAACATTTCCACATCTTTGTAGCTAATGGAACGGATTGGCTTTTGAAGTCCGGAATAATCAGTCAAATGATTCAAGGCGATTACAACAGAACTATAATAATTTTTACTTCTGTTACTCTTAATCAAATCCTTATACTCATCACAGAACACTCTAAGAGTCACAACCTCTTTAGCAGTTGTATCAGTGCCAATTGAAAATAACATCCGTAACTTTTCAATATCCTGTACCGATAGCTTGTTTAATATTTCGCTTAATCCTTCCAAGTTATTTGCTCATAATTTTTTAACTTTTTTGTCATTCCAAACTTGCTTTGGAATCTATTCTTTTCGCTGTTGCTTTTTTCATTTCAATCATCCAATCTTTCAATCATCCAATCTTTCAATTTTATAATCTTTTAATCTTTTGTCTCTTAATTCTTAATTCTAAATTCTTAATTCTGCATTCCTTTCTTTCCAATCCTTCCATTTTACTATCTATCCTTACGTTTTAAAAGATTTTCAATCTCATCATCACATTTACAATCCTCCAACTCATCCAAAAAATATTCTAGTTTAAGTATGATCTCCACAATATCTTGTAACCTTTTAATCAAAACTCTTTTGATTTTTATCTTAACTTCAGAATCTTATGGCAGATTGAATGTGTGTTCAAGAGTTTTATCAATTATTTTCAAGGAATTATCTAATAGTATTTTCATTTTAGTTATCTCCGTTCGTTTTAGTCTTACTTGAGATAATTTGTTTTGAGTAAACCCAATCATCAAGTTCACTTTTCATAAAAAAAATCATCTTGCCTGTTGGTTTGTAGTGGGGTATCTGATGTTTTGAAGTCAACAGATAAAGATAGCTTTTGGATAAGCGTAAGTACTTTGCAGCTTCAGCTAGAGTTAATGGTCTGTTTAACTGAGTTACTAAGTTTTGGAACTCGTCTAATTTTGTTGTGAACTTTTTAATTTTCATGTTCATACCAAGTATTTGTTAATAAAAATTACTTAGTACAAAAATGTTAAATAACCCCAAATAAAAGAATATAGGTTATTTTAGCTTATTATATATAGTATGTGATAAAATATGGTAGGATATTGAATTTATAAATTAATACTGTCTAATATTTCTCTAACAAGATTGCCAGTATTTGTTGTGTTCTCAGTATATCTTCTTTTTTGCGCTAATCCCTTAAATGATTCACCTTTCTTGTTTACAAAGTGGTCGCTCATAATTTTATCCTTTCTCGCATTATCAATAGCTCCTCTCTTTGCTAATTCATCAACAAAAACAGAAAAGGAATTATCACTGTCTTGCCAACAAAAAGCTTCAAATGGTTTCTCTATAAAAGTTAGTTTATTTCGGCGTTCATCTAAGTAATGAATTAGTATTTCATCTTCAGTATATGCGGGTAAAATTTCATTTTCAGTTAACACTTTATATAGGTTTAATAATTTTTCCTTTCCAACTTTCCAAACTATCTTATTGTTAGTATTTCTTTTCGAAATTATATTTTTTTCACTTTGTCCATTTGCATATTTTACTTTTAATTTTAGGTCTAATGAATCACTAAAGAATTTTTTCAATTCTTCTGCTCTTGCAGTATAATCGTAGTATGGTTCGGTTAATTTATTTAGTGCTAAGGTAAGTATATCATTCTCTAATTCTTGTCTAAAACTTCTGCTATTATCTAAAGCGGTTTTTATCTCCTTATTAATATTTGAATTATTTGTAGTAATTATAACTGGTTCTAAACTTAGTTTTCTAAATTCTTTTTCAATATCGTAGGCGGTATTTCTGCATCTAAGTATTTCCTGAGAAATATAGTTTATTTTGTCCTCATCATTCGGATAATTGTTTACTGCTTTCTCAAGATCATTATAGTCAAATTCTTCGTAAGCCATTATTATATTTTGTCCCCCGCATTATTTAACAATAGTACTTCATTTTTTTTAATCTGTATAGAAGCACAAAACTTTTTTTGTATAAGCGTTTTTAACAAAAAGGTAGGTCTTTTTGATTGTTGACCGGAAAAGCTTAGTTCATATGCCATTATGTTTGTTCCTCTAATATCTTGATTTTAAGACCAAAGGAACTTATATTTACAATTGTATTATAAATATGTCCAATGGACTATTTTTCTCCTGATATAAATGTTTACGCATTTATATCTTTTTGTTTTTGAGCCAGTGACGAGATTTAAACTCGCAATTAATGCCTGGGAAGGACAATCGTCTTATCAATTAGACTACACTGGCTAATTTTAGGGGTTGTTTCAGCAACCCCTTTTTTTATTTTACTCCATATTTTTCAAATATTTTATTTTTATACTCTTCCTTAAGTTCATCAGCAACAAACCATTCTTTAAGGCAATAAAAAGCAGTATACTCAACTGGTGCATTTTTAATTTCATATTTTTTTATTTTACTTTTAGGTCTTCTATACTGTGGTGAAAACGATCCTGAAAAACTGGTAAACTTATTGTAAGCTATCTCAGGATAATTTTCATTAAATTTTTCCATTAGCATACGTGATGTAAGTGGTGTATTTTCATCTTTAAGAATTTTTTCTAACTTTTGTCGGACAGAAGTTCTTTTCATTCCTTTATTTACCACTTGCAATTTACTACCCATGCTAAAAGTTTTACTATCAAGTGATAATTGTTCATCCTCACTCACTAATGTATCAATAACCTCTAATGCATTCTTTAGCTTACTTATTTCCTCTTTGAATCTCTTTTCAGTCTCTGCAATCTTATTTTGTATCTGTGCTTTTATTTGATTTTTAGACAAACTCATTGTTATACCTCTTTTTTATTATTTTTGTCAGACGAATATATTAAATAAATTTTAACTTTCCAAATAAATATCAGAGACTAAACTTAAAATAATTAGATGTGTATGATAGTAAACAAAAAAGCACTTATATCACAAGTACAAATGCTCTAGTATTTATTATCGTTAAAGGTTTTAGTTAAAAAATATTATTATATAACGTGATGTATCTGGAGTAATATAATTTTTATAAACTTTTTAAGTTATTCTATATATTCCTAATAAAAATTCAAACTAGGCATAAATCGATGGGTCATTTTCTAATTTATCAAATTGGTTTCTTACATTTTGCAATGTTTGTTTTGCAATCTGAGAGACATCACTTTGGTTGTTAGTAAAGTTATCCAATTCCTCTACTAACTTTATCCATTTTGTTGTTTTCGGTAAATAATTGTACCGTTTATGCCCAATAGCTTCAGTAATTCTAATAGTAATAATTTAACCTATAAATAATTTGCTTAAGTATCAAATAAATTCGATACAATAGTATGATTTTATTTTTATATTACTAAGTATAAAAAATAGCTCAAATCTATTTTATTAAAGGTTTTTAATTCAAAACTTTTAGGTCAAGACATTTAGTTTCATTTACTTATTGGTTATTTTAAAAAGAAATTTTGCTATTTTTATTTATCGTAAATCTTATTCTCTTATTGGATTAAAACCATGATAAACAATACCTCGTCACTCCTAAAAGACAATCACGATAGAGGCTCAGTCGGAGATTTTCTAAACACCAACATTTCGTCTAACTCAGAACTCTCAATTGTTTCGGCTTACTTTACAATTTATGCTTTTAATAAATTGAAAAATAAACTCAATGATATTGAATCCTTAAATTTTTTATTTGGTGAACCCACTTTTATTAAATCAGTTAATCCTGATAGCGGTAAAAAAAAGGATTTTAAAATAGAAGATGATAAACTTGTCATCCCACTTGAGAGCAGACTTTCACAAAAGGCTGTTGCAAAAGAATGTGCGGATTGGATAAGAGACAAGGTAAATATTAAATCAATGGTAAAACCCAATTTCCTACACGGAAAAATGTATCACATTAGAAAAAGTAATGGTGTTGAAAAAGCTATTCTCGGAAGTTCTAATTTTACAGTAAATGGTTTAGGTTTAGGTGGAAGCCCTAATATTGAATTAAACATCGAAGTTGATAGCGACCGTGATAGAAATGATTTATTGAATTGGTTTAATGAATTATGGAATGACAGTAGTGGTCTTGTTGAAGATGTTAAAGAAGAAGTTCTAAAATATATCGAACAATTATACTCCGAAAACGACCCTGAGTTCATTTATTTCAAAACTCTTTACCATACTTTTGAAAAATTTCTTAAAGGTCAAACAAAAGGCGGTTTGCTTGAAGAAAATATCGGTTTCTTTGAATCCCAAGTTTGGAATATGTTATATGAATTTCAAAAGGATGGTGTAAAAGGCGCTATAAACAAAATTCTAAATCATAATGGCTGTATTATTGCCGATAGCGTTGGTCTTGGTAAAACCTTTGAAGCCCTTGCTGTAATTAAGTATTTCGAATTACTAAATAAAAATGTCCTCGTTCTTGTACCTAAAAAACTTAGAGAGAATTGGACTATTTATAGATTGAATTCGGAATTAAATCCTTTTGTTAAAGATAGATTCAGATATGATGTACTTAATCACACAGATTTAAGTCGTGAATCCGGTAAATCCGGCGATATAGACCTTGCGGCAATAAATTGGGGTAATTATGATCTTGTTGTAATTGATGAATCCCATAACTTTAGAAATAATGCTAAAGGTAAAAGGGATGAAGACGGAAATATAATTAGGAAAAGTAGATATGAAAGATTGCTCGATGAGATAATTAAATCCGGTGTAAAGACAAAAGTACTATTGCTCTCCGCAACGCCCGTTAACAATAATCTTAGAGACCTGCGTAATCAAATTCATATTATTACCGGCGGTAATGATGCCGCTCTTTTAGACAAGACCGGCATTAAAAATATTGCCCAAACTCTTAAAAATGCGCAGAATAACTTTAGTCGCTGGGCAGATCCCAAAAAAAACGCACAACGATCCGTCAAAGATCTTTTGGAAAGATTGGATTCCTCTTTCTTCAAATTGCTTGATGAACTTACAATTGCTCGTTCACGTAAACATATTATCAATTATTATGATACAAAAAATATTGGCAAGTTCCCTGAAAGACTTTCTGTTATTTCGAAAGCTCCTAATATCGACATAGAAAATAAATTCCCATCTTATGATAAATTAAACGAAGAGATTATTAAATATCGGCTTTCTCTTTTTAATCCGTCTGCTTATGTTAAAGATGAATTCAAGGATTATTACGAAGAAAAATCTAAATCCGAAGGAACTGTCTTTACTCAAACAACACGTGAGTATTTTCTTATTGGAATGATGAAAGTCAATTTCTTAAAAAGAATAGAAAGTTCTATCAAATCTTTTGAGATTTCTATGGATAGAACAATCAATAAGATTGATTCTTTAATTCAAAGGATAACAGATTATAAGGAAAATCATTTAGGCGAATTAACTCTTGAACCGGATTTGTTTACTATTGAAGAGGAGGAAGACGAGGAATTAGCTGCCGCTAACGACAATTGGCAAGTTGGTAAAAAACTAAAATTTGAACTTGCACATCTTGATATTGCAAAATGGATTCATGACCTTAATGAAGATAAAGACCAATTAACAATGTTATATAACACTGCAGCTAGTGTTACAGTTGAGCGTGATGAAAAATTAAAAGTTCTTAAAGATACAATTATTAACAAAATAAATAATCCTCTTAACAACAATAATAAAAAAGTAATCGTATTTACTGCATTTGCTGATACTGCATATTATTTATACGATTCAATCAAAGATTGGTGTGTTAACGAATTAAATCTTAATATTGCCGTTGTTGCCGGCGGTAACAAAGAAAACCAAACTACTTTCAAACCAAAAGGTTTCAAACATAATTCAAATTTCAATAATATTCTTACTAACTTTTCACCAATTTCAAAGAATAGATCCAAAATAAAGTCTATGCCTCAAGAATGTGAGATTGATATTCTTATCGCTACAGATTGTATTTCCGAAGGTCAAAATCTTCAAGATTGTGACTTCCTAATTAATTACGATATTCACTGGAATCCCGTTCGCATAATACAACGGTTTGGTCGTATTGACCGATTGGGAAGCATAAATGATAAAGTTCAACTCGTTAATTTTTGGCCTACAGACGACCTAAATAATTATATCAATCTCAAAGAACGTGTTGAAGCAAGAATGGCTTTGGTTGATATTACTGCTACCGGCGAAGAAAACATTCTTGACCCCGAGCAGTTAAAAGATCTTATCGAAGATGATATGAAATATAGAAACAAGCAGCTTAAACGCTTAAAAAAAGAAGTGCTTGATCTCGAGGAACTTGACGATAACATTTCTCTTAGTGAATTTACTCTTGATGATTTCCGAGTTGAACTTTTAAATTATATCGAAGAAAACAAAAAGAAACTTGAAGATGCACCCTTGGGTTTATATGCCGTAGTTCCGGCTCCTAATAGTGAAAAGGAAGAACTACTCACTTTAATTGATAGTCCGGCAAATCAAATTATTAGACCCGGTGTTATCTATTGCTTACGTCAAAAAGGTAATACCGATGGCAACGAAAAAGTTAATCCTCTGCAGCCATATTTTTTAGTTTATATCCGTGATGACGGAACAGTCCGTTTTAATTACACTCACGTAAAGCAAATACTTGATATTTTTAGATTATTAGCACAAGGGAAAAAACAACCTTACGAAGAACTTTGTGATTTGTTTAACAAAGAAACAAATCAAGGGTTCGATATGGGTAAATATAATTCGCTGCTTCAAAAGGCAATTCAAGAAATAGCTGCCGTTTTCGGCAAAAAAGCTATTAATAAACTTAAGTCCAGTAGAGATGGAATTTTAATTCCCAAAAATAAACAAGCGGATAAAGCAGATAACTTTGAATTAATAACCTGGCTGATTATTAAATAATATAATTACAAAATTAGTGTTAGAGTTTGATTATTCTAAATTTATTAAACATTGTTATTAAAATTGAACTTTAGGTTAAGTTATGGGTAAAAAAAACAAGCTAATAGTTGTAAAGGGTACAAATATATCTATATCTGTTATTAAAGATACGGATTACATCAGTTTGACTGATATTGCCCGCTACAAAGATTCCAAAAGAACCGATTATGTTATTCAAAACTGGATGAGAAATAGAAATACTATAGAATTCCTCGGTATTTGGGAATCCCTCTATAATTCAGATTTTAATCCCATCGAATTCGAGGGGTTTAGAAATAAAGCCGGATTAAACAGCTTTGTTCTAACACCTAAACAATGGATTGAAAAAACAAATGCCAAAGGATTAATTTCAAAAGCGGGAAGATATGGGGGAACATACGCTTTTAAAGATATTGCTTTTGAATTCGCTTCATGGGTTTCTGTAGAATTTAAGCTCTATCTAATTAAAGAATTTCAGAGACTTAAAGAAGAAGAAAATGATAGACTTAAACTTGAATGGAATCTCCAACGGACTCTTGCTAAAATAAATTATAAAGTCCATACCGACGCTATTAAGGATAAACTCATTCCGCCCAAGCTTACTAAAAAACAGATTAGCTTTGTTTATGCCGAAGAAGCCGACTTACTTAATATGGCTCTTTTCGGGAAAACTGCTGAACAATGGAGAGTAGAAAATCCTAACTTAAGTGGAAATATCCGAGATTATGCTTCGCTCGAACAGTTGGTAGTTCTTTCCAATCTCGAAAGTATTAATTCATTACTTATTCGGCAAAATATTACTCAACCTGAAAGATTACAACAATTAAACCAAATTGCAATAGCTCAAATGAAATCGCTGCTGCAAAATAAAAACTTAAATAAACTTAAAAAATTATGAACGATATAAAGTTATCTATTAAAAATGCTATTGCCGGTTTCAAGGCCAATGAACTTTTCGAAAATTCAATTTCCCTTTTTAATACTCTTGGCTATAACACCGCTCGTCAAAACAGATTGGATAATAATAGTTATAGTTATTTTAAAAATGCTTTTATTGACGCTGATGATAACTTCAACGAAGAAAAAGCTCTTACAAATGATTGGATAAAAATAGAACTCCTTTTCCAATTAACTAACGAAGAAGTTACCGGCTTAACCAATATGTTCTCATCCGGCAAAGTTGATAACACAATAATTGAATCGTACCTCTTTTTTGCAGTTGAACTTAAAGGAACAAATTACTCGCGTACTAAACTCTCTGCTATTACCAGAGAAATAAATAAATTATTCTCTATGCCTGTAATGCTTCTCTTTTTTTATGATGAGAAACTTACTCTTTCCGTTATAAACAGACGTTTGAACAAACGTGATTCATCAAAAGATGTGCTTGAAAAAGTAACGCTTATTAAAGATATTCGCATAACAAATCCGCACCGGGCACATATTGAAATTTTATATGATTTATCTTTCCCAATACTTACCGATACGTTCAAAGTAACCAACTTTGTTGAACTGCACAGAGCTTGGGAGAAAATTCTTGATACAAAAGAGCTTAACAAAAAATTCTTCGGCGAACTTTCCAACTGGTATTTCTGGGCTATTAACGAAGTGGAATTTCCCGATGATGCTGAAAACGATAGAAACAAACGAAACCCAATTTCCGTTATCCGCTTAATTACACGTTTAATGTTTGTTTGGTTTATTAAGGAAAAAAGTTTGGTGCCTGAGCAGATTTTTGATAAAAAATATCTCGATACATTACTTAATTATAACGACGTAACCGGCAGCGCTTATTACAAAGCAATTCTGCAAAATTTATTTTTTGCTACGCTTAATACCGATATGAACAGAGATAAAACCGGCAGCCGTAAGTTTGTTAACGGACAATATCTTGTTCACAACCGTTATCGTTACGGAAATCTTTTTAATGATAAAACCGGAGCGTTAAAACTTTTTGAAAATATTCCTTTCCTTAACGGCGGACTTTTTGAATGCCTTGATAGAAAAGATGAAAACGATAACGTAATTCGTATTGACTGCTTTTCCGAAAATCCTAAAAACCAAAAAAAACTGAAAGTGCCCGATTACCTTTTCTTTGGCGAAGAACAAATTATTGATTTAAGCGATGCTTACGGCAATAAGAAAAAAAGCAAAGAAAAAGTAAGACCGATAATCGATATTCTTAATTCGTATAAATTTACAATTGCCGAAAACACTCCGATTGAAGAAGAAGTTGCACTCGATCCCGAACTTCTCGGTAAGGTTTTTGAAAATCTTTTGGCAAGTTACAATCCCGAAACAAAAACTACCGCACGCAAACAAACTGGCTCTTTTTATACGCCTCGCGAAATTGTTAATTATATGGTTGATGAATCTCTCATCGCATATTTTATTACCAAGTTATTGCCCGATAGTGATAACACAAATGAAAAAGAGAAGGAAAAGATTGAAGCTAAACTAAGGCAGCTTTTTGAATACAACGAACAACCGCATCAGTTTGATAATAGCGCGGTTGATATTTTAATAAATGCAATTGATGAAATTAAAATTCTCGATCCCGCAGCCGGCTCCGGCGCTTTTCCGATGGGCATTCTGCATCGTTTGGTTTTTTTGCTGCATAAACTTGACCCGCATAACGAAAAATGGAAACAGAAACAGATTGATAAAATTAGCGAAATTGAAGACCCGACTGTAAGAGAACAACTTTTAACAGATGTGGAAGAATCTTTTACAAATAACGAACTTGATTACGGACGTAAACTTTACCTGATTGAAAATTGTATTTACGGCATTGATATACAACCCGTTGCAGTGCAGATTGCAAAACTTCGTTTCTTTATTTCTCTTGTTGCGGACCAAAAAGTAAACCACGAAAAGAAAAACTTCGGTATCCGTCCGCTGCCTAACTTGGAAACCAAATTTGTTGCCGCTAATACTTTAATTGGTCTTGAAAAAGAAGAGGATAACCTTTTTACAAACCCTAACATTGAGGATATTAAAAAACAATTAAAAAATGTTAGGCACCGCTATTTTACAGCACGTACACATAAAACAAAGGAGAAATACCGGAAAAAAGATAAAGAGCTAAGACAAAAGTTATCCGAGCTTTTAACCAAAGAACATTATTTGCAGCCCGAAGATGCTAAAATGCTTGCAAAGTGGGACCCTTACGATCAAAATGCTTCTTCACCTTTCTTTGACCCTGAATGGATGTTTGGGATTACTAATGGTTTTGATGTTGTTATTGGGAATCCGCCTTATGCATCTGCTGTAACTATGGCACGTTCTCAAATAATTAAAACTATTTATAAAAAATTGTATCCTCTCGCAACAGGTTCTTATGATATATATATCCTGTTTCTTTATAAAACAATAGAATTACTTAATAATAATGGAATTTACTCATGGATTATTCCAAATAAGTTTTTAATCGCTGATTACGCTGACAAAACTAAATTATTTTTAATAAAAAATGGTCTTAGCCTTGCTCTTGATGTATCTAGTTTTAATGTTTTTGAAAATACAAGTGTATACCCTATTGTAATAGTTGGTAATAAATCAAATTTTTCAATTGAATTTAAAGAATATTTATTGGATAATTATACTGACTTAAAAAAAAGAATATTTAAAGAACCCCTTAAGTTAAGTGAACATAAACAAATTAAGGATTTTAATATAAAAATAGGTTCAGGGACTACTGGGTTTGAAGCAAAAAAAGTTAAAAATCTATTATCAAATACCTATAAAGCAAATACTATTCCCTTTACAGTAAGCGGAGGTATAAATAGATATTCGATCTCAAATGAAAATATTAGATTCATGGGGTTAAAATTAAATAAAGCTTTCGTAAGAAATTCAAATACTATTGCTAAATCAAAATGGATATTTTGGAATTCCCCTAAAATAATTGTTGCTGGAATGACTAGAGAAATTGAATCGGTCTATGTTCAAAGTCCATATGGTTTAGGTGTAGGGGTATATGCTATTTATAATTTTGGTGGATTTGATCCTTTTTTCTTAACTGGTATATTGAATAGTGTTTATCTTACATTTTATATCAAAAACAAATTTAAAGATAAACATTTGGCTGGTGGATATTTGGCAATAAACAAATCAACTCTTGAAAAACTCCCACTTGAAAAATCACAAAATGAACAAGCGTATATAATATTATCAAAGATTCTTCACAATATTAGTCTAGAAACAAATATTATTGCCAATAATATTAAAAACGTTCTTGATGCAATGGTATTTGAACTCTATTTCCCCGCCCACATGAAAGAACGCAAAATAGACATACTAAAATATGTAGAAGAAGACATAAACCAAGTAATGCAAGGCAGAGAATTTGAACACTTTACCGACACCGAAAAAGAAGAAGTAATAGAAAAGCTGCACAAAAAATGGACAGCTCCCGATAGCATAGTCCGCAACCGCATAAAACAAATGCCAATAAAAAGCCCGGATATAATTAAACCTATTTTGGAAAGCAAATGAAGCGCATACAAGAAATTAAGATAAGTAATTTCAAAGCATTCAGAGATGAGCAAGTTTTTAATATCAGAGGCAAAAATATGCTTGTTTTTGGGAATAACGGTTCCGGCAAATCTTCTCTATTCTGGGCGCTATATACATTATTGCAAAGCAGTTTAAAAGACAATGCTGAGATTCAAAAATATTTTAAATTATTTGATGAGGGAAATAGCACAACTCACCAAAGTCTGCTAAATACTTTTGATAATTACAATGCTCCTTCCTACATTCAACTTACTACAATAGACGATAATAAAAAATTAGAAACATTTCGTATTTCTCACGATAATATTAATACCAATCTCAAATCCAATACTATAATAAGCGAATTAAACGAAGCCAGTGATTTTATAAATTACAAATTGCTCCATAATTTTTATAGAGGTTCGCATAAGGTTGAAGTAAATTTATGGCCAGTTTTTGAACGTGATATTTTCCCGTTTTTAACAGATAATTTCGGCAATCCGCTGTTAAGTTCTATAATTGAAAAAACAAGTGATGTTAATAGGACTTCTAACGGTAAAATTGTTTCACGTAATCAAAAAGATAACAATATAGCAAATCTTAATTCTCTTAATACAGAAATTGAAGTATTATTAAATCAAATAGAAAACAATGCGAATGATTTTATTAAAAAACATTTTTTTAATAATAAAGACGTGATTAAGATAAATCTACAATTCAGCAAAAAATTTACATTTGATAAGGTAAAGAAAAAGCTTTGGGACGATGATAATACTGCACTTCGCCAAAGTGAACTACAAATACGTTTAATTGTTGGTGTTTACGATGAGAAAACCAATTCATGGAAAGTTTTACATCGTGTTCAATCATTTCTAAATGAGGCACAACTTACAAGGATAGCAATTGGTATTAGAATAGGTGCATTGAGAACCAGAGTTCAAACCACAGATTTTAAAGTCTTAGTACTTGACGATATGCTTATAAGCCTGGATATGTCAAACAGACTTGAAGTCATAAAGATGATTCTTAACCTTGACAACAATCCAGACCTAAAGTTCTTTGATGATTTTCAAAAAATAATTCTCACTCACGATAAAGGTTTCTATGAGTTAGTAAAAAGGCATACCTCACCTCATCAGTGGGAATATTTCACTTTTCATAGCGATGAATCTAACAACGATCCACCTAAAATTAAAATTGATAGAACAAGGCTCGAAAAAGCTCAGTCATTTTTAGCTGATGGCGAATATGATGCAGCCGGAAACGAAATAAGAAAAGAGACAGAAGAACTTCTTCACAAATATTTAAAAGGATTAACAGATGCTGCCAATGATGGTAAGTTTATCCCTCTTAACGACCAATTAAATTCAGCATTAAAAAAAATCACCGCAACGGAACGTAGAGATTTTAATAAACTTTTTGCAAATAAAAGTATTTCCAAAAACCTAGTCGAGAAAATAAAAACAGATTATAGTAGCAATTCCAGTTTATCCCCAGCTGAAAAAGGTAAGTTGACTAGTTTGAAGAATAGATTATTCGATTATTTAATTAAACAATATGAAATACAAGTTGACAAAGAAAAGATTTTAGACGAAACAAAGGATATTTTACAGAGAATCATGAACCCAGCTTCTCATGCATCTTTAACGTCTCTATATGGAACAGAATTACAGCAAGCAATAGATTTGGTTAAAGAATTGAAAATAATATTACAACGATAGGGCATATATGTTTGACGAGCTAAACAAATATAAAAACAACGGCAATTTCACCTTCAAATTAGGAGATAACCTAAGAGAAAAGAGCAAAGACGTTCCCAACCTACCTGGAGTTTATGTCTCGCCAAAGGGAAACCAGAATTAGTTTACATTGGCAAAGCTGGCTCAATGGAACAAGACGGTACATTCAAAAACCAAGCCTTGCATGGTAGCTTAAACAACAAACAAGACGGTATGAAACGCCAAGAGTTCTTTACAAAAAAAAGTATTTATGAAAATATAGATGCATTAGACATTAATTGGTTTGTTACTTGCGATAAAGAAAACCAAGACCTTCCCGGTTACATCGAAGCTTTGCTTCTACAAATATACTTTGAACTAAATGGAAAACTCCCAGAATGGAATAAATCTTTTTTGATATTAATAATTTAGTTAAATTAGAACAATGAAAACCTATAATTTATATTGTGATGAAAGCACACACATAGAACACGATAAACACCCTTATATGCTTTTAAGTTATATTTCATTACCCTACAATCAAATTAAAATTCACAAAGAATTTCTTAAAAATCTTAAAAAAAAACATCACTTCTATAGCGAAATTAAATGGACTAAAGTTTCAAACTCTAAGCAAAGTTTTTATATGAACAACTTTTACAAGGTAAAAAATTTCAATACATTGTTACATTAAATGAAGAGGGTACACTAGATGATGCTTTCGGCGATGCTGATTTAGTAAACCCTAATAAAATAGAAAAAGAAGCAATTATTGTATTAACACCAGAAAAACATTTATTCGAAACAGATTTTTAATATTTGGTAATAATATGCAAACACAATTTACAAAAGTTGATTATACAGTATCCCTTACTCATTGAAAAAATTGAATTAGGCGAAATTGGTCTTCCTGATATTCAACGTCCATTTGTATGGAATTCATCAAAAGTTCGTGATTTATTTGATTCAATGTATAAAGGTTTTCCGGTTGGTTACTTATTATTTTGGGCGAGCAATAATGGTGTTCAGACACGCCAAATCGGAACTGATACTAAACAAGTTGCTTCTCGTCTGCTAATTGTTGACGGTCAACAAAGATTAACATCTTTATATTCTATTATAAAAGGCAAATCAGTGCTAAATGATGAATATCAAGAGAAAAAAATTAAAATTGGTTTTCGCCCAAAAGATGCTACTTTTAAAGTTACAGATGCTTCTGTAATTCGCAATCCCGAATTTATTCCAGATATTTCGGTTGTGTGGTCAACATCAACCTCACATATAAGGTTTGTTAATAGTTTTGTTGCAAAACTTAAAGAAACTTCAGAGTTATCAAAAGAAGAAGAAGATGTTATTAGTCACAATATTGACAAATTATATGATCTCCACTATTATCCATTTACTGCTTTAGAGCTCTCATCTGGTATTGACGAAGAACAAGTTGCAAATGTTTTTGTAAGGATTAACAGTCAAGGCATTAAACTTAATCAAGCCGATTTTATACTTACTTTAATGTCAGTTTTTTGGGACGAAGGAAGAACACAACTTGAAAAATTCTCTCGTACATGTAAGTTACCATCAACATCAAATGCATCTCCATTTAATTACTTTATTGAACCTAGTCCTGATCAATTACTTCGAATTGCTATTGGCTTAGGTTTCCGCAGAGCAAGATTAAAATATGCTTATTCCATTCTGAGAGGGAAAGATCTTCAAACAGAAAAATTTTCAGAAGAAAAAAGAGAGGAGCAATTTGCAATATTAAAAGTAGCTCAAGATTATTCGTTAGATCTTGTAAACTGGCATGAATTTCTTAATTGCTTAAAAATTGCTGGGTTTAAAAGTTCTTCACAAATAAGCTCTAACGTTGGTTTATTGTATACTTATGTTTTTTATCTACTTGGTAAGCGTGATTTTCACATTGATCATTATGTTTTAAGAAAAATTATTGCCAAATGGTTTTTTATGCAATCCATCACACGTAGATATAGTGGTTCACCTGAAACAGTTATGGAAGGCGATCTTACACGTTTTAGAGAGATAAGCACTTCTCAAGAGTTTATAACTATATTAGATAAACTGGTTGCAGACACTTTAACCGATGATTTCTGGAATATAACTTTGGTTAATGATCTTTCCGTGTCGACCGCCACCTCCCCAGCAATTTTTTCCTATTATGCTTCTTTAATATTACTTGATTCTAATGTTTTATTCTCACAATTAAAGGTTTCTGAGTTAATTGATCCATCGATAAGAAAAGTTAAATCAATTGAAAGACATCATTTATTCCCAAAAAATTATCTTAAGTCATTAGAAATAACAGATATAAAAGAAGTAAACCAAATAGCCAACTTTGCTCTAGTTGAATGGCATGATAATATTGATATTTCCGATAAATCTCCAACAGATTATTTACCTGAATATCTTGATAGATTGTCTCCTGAAGAAAAACAAAAAATGTACTATTGGCATGCACTTCCTGAAAAATGGGAAGAAATGAAATATAAAGAATTCCTTGAAAACAGAAGAAAACTTATTGCAAATGTTATTCGTGCTGGTTTTAAAAAATTAGATTTATGAATAACTGAATATTCGTTTCCCAATGTTATTTCAGATGTAAAAGGATAAATAAGTATGAGCTTACTTTCAACTGAGTATAATTCTTACGGAATGCCTGAAAATATTGAAGATTTCTATTATTCATTTAATCGTCTTCAAAGTCATATGTCCATTTCAGAATGGTCATTTGATACAACATTTGCTGTCCTGGATTCCAATCCTGATATGTTAAGTGAGTTAGGTTACTCTTCAGATGAATCTGGTTGGGATGCTTTCACATTTGATTTACGAGGATCACAAAAAGAAATTCTTTATGAACAAGGTATTATTTCTTTGCTTGCAATATTTGAAGGATTTATTAATGACACTTTAAAATTTATTTTTTACAAGGATACCAAACTTCAGTCAAAATTAAAGGTTAATATTGAATATGGCGAACTTTCTTCAAAATATAACAAATTGCTCGAAATCATTATTGATGATAATTTAAATAAACTCTCAAACTGGCCTCAAAAAATAAAAATCTTCAGCAAAGCACCAATTAGTATTAATTTAGAATCAAAAAAGGAAACAAAAATAATAAAAGAAGCTATTGCGTATAGAAATGCCCTTATTCACAATAAAGGGGAAATCGATTCTAGAGTTGTTACAGCTAACCCAAATTACGCAAACCTAGTTGATACCAGCATTAGGATTCCAATAGATAGAACATTTTATAAAAAAACCAGTAAAGCTGTTGAAAATTTAGTTCTGTTTATTGATAATAGAATTAAAGAAAAATATACTTAACACTCTTCTATCAAATTTAGTTGTCTAAGCAATACCTTAAAGTAAATTGCAACCTTTCATTAGTTGAATTCAGCTAAACTTACATTAACAGCCAGATTTACATAACGAACATTATTTAACTAATTTTGGTCAGTCCCAACATTTCAAAAACATTTCTATCGTAATCAAATAATGTAGCATTATGTAAACTCGGCACAGCATCAATGAATATACATAATCAATAAACCATCGCTTCATTCCAGCGGGGATAAAATCATCTGCCCGCTTCCATTTCGCTTATATGTGTTATGGGCTTCGGGTTTGCCCGCCGTTGTTAATAGTAGTGTAGGCGGGTCAACACTTCATTCCGCAAAAGTTTCAAAAAACAAAACATTTGCTACATTTGCCTTCCTCGCCCACAAAGAACAAATACTTCTCACTTTTCATTCTTACATTTCACTTTTAACTTTTGCCATTTCACTTAAAACAAAATCCTCATCACCCAAATTATATTTCTTCATAAAATATTCCTTCGTAAACTTAACCCCAATATCTGTTAGGATTTTATCTCTCTCAGCAGTTTGTTCTGTTATAGCTTCTTTCTTCTTTAGTTTCACGCGTATCTTTTCAGCGTTCTTTCCATAATTCAGCTCGGTATAATAATCAAACATCTGATTCAGCCCCGCCTCTACAATCTTCTTATCACTAATTCCTATATATTCCAGCATTTGTCTATGCACATCACTTGCTTTATAACTTCCAGTAGTTCCAATATCAATAGTCAATGTAACGGATAATACAGCTTTAGAGATTTCCTTATTCTGGAATTCCACCATTTTCTCAAACATTTGACCAACATCATAACTCGTTTGCTCCTTAATCTCTATCTGCTGTGATTCACCTCGTGTTACAACATTATTATCAATCATATCTAGCAAATCATCAATCACTGCTTCCTTCTCGCTAGCCGTAGCAGTATCAGCCACAACACCAATCAAGTAAGGCACACCATATTTTTCAATCAACTCATTCCAGCCTTCAATAGTCGTTTGCTTCAACTTCACTGGCCAATAACATCTACTCAAAATCTTCTCTCCATAAGGATTATCAAAAGTTGGTTGGTGCCTTGCCAAAATAAATTTATACTTTGGTAAATCAACTAATTTGTTTGTATGTCTTGTCATTGTGTTTGTCGCAATGCCATCAACAATTTTCAATTTATTTTCATTATCAAAAGCAAACCATTCTTGTGGTTTAGCTTCAATCTCTTTTGGCATTATCCGGTTACCTTCTTTTTTCCAAATAATTTCACTAACATTAAACCCAAATAAAATCGCATCCAACATCTGACTAATAATCTGCTGCATTGGAAAACTTCTCATAATCTCAACCCCTTCATTGCGGTATGTCTCACTATCACTCTCAACTTCCCAACCCATTTGAAGTACTTGCATCTTCCTTTGTAATATCGTTGCCGTCAAGTGTGGATCAATCAATAAATCCCTGTAAATAGACAAATCATATCCGTTCTGCTCAAGTATCTTATCTGGGTCGGGCAGAATATTTCCAATCAAACCCATCAAAGTATTCTTCCTCTTCAGATACTCACCAAAAAGCTTACTCATAATGTTGCTCCATTATTCAAAATTCTTATCATTATTATTTTTGTTTTTCCGTCTTTACGTTTATCGTTTTCCTTCTTTCGTTTTCGTCTTTTTTCTAGCCTCCAGCATCTAATAAATCTTCCTTCTCCTCTTATACTTCCTACTAATCGGCTTCGGGTTTTCTACTTTCGTTTTACTCCTTAAATATTCCAATGCTTGACTCATACTATCAACCATATCATCATTTTCACCATTTGGAAATTCCTCACATTCATCTAAGAATGTATTTATAATGTTGGCTGCTGAGCTTGTTGAAGCATCCATCATTGTGTAAAGAGTAACATTTCCGGCTTCAATAATTGGTGTAATAGAATGCACACGACTAATCTTATCTGTGCTTACTTTAATTGCCTTGATCGGCAATCTCGTTTCACTCCTTAATTCTTGAATTAAACTAATTCCACTAGCTTTATCCTCAATGATTATTTCATTCGGCTGGAACTTCTCATTCAATTCAACAACTTTTCTTTTTAGTTCCGGGAACTCTAATCTCTCTCTAAAAATATCAATTAACGTATATTGATTATTCGTAATCTCCCAAGTAGTACAAACAGAAAAATCATTCTCTTGGTTCTTCTTAAAAGCAGTATCCCAACTCTGTACAACCTTATGTTTCTTTTCTTTCTTAATTCCTAATTCATCATTCATAATTCTGTAACTTGTTACAGAGAACCATTCACGTTTTATTATTCTATCACTCTCAACATCAACAAACAATCCATATATTTCTTGGTCTCTTAAAGCTGGTGATATTTCACTAGCTAACTCATCAATCTCAGCTTCCTCTAACATCGGGTTATCATAACTCGAATAATTATATGACTTCCAGTTTAAATTTATTTCAGCAGTTTTAGGGAATAAATCGGTATGTTCAACATCCACAAAAGTCCTCCCCATTTTCAAGGGGGTGGATTTAGGAGGGGGTGCATTCTTAAACAACTTATAAAACAAATGCTCTTTGCCTTTATGTTTTTTTCCCTTTGGTGTTCCACCAATTATTGCATCTGCCTTGTAATCCAACATCATTGGTCTTATTGTTTCTAACCATAAGTTTTCATTCTTTAATATTATTCCAGCTTCATTTATAATAATTAAGTTATATCCAAATCCCTCAATATTCTCCGGTCTATCAGCAGATCGAAAATCAATTATTGATTCCTTTTCAGTTCTAAGTTTTATCTCGTTTCTTTGCTTATTCCAATCCATACAACTTTTAGGGAGTCCCTTAAGTATTGGCAAAGCATAACGCTCAATGTATCTTTGAATATTTGGATAGGTTGTATCAACCCAAAGAATCTTTTCCCCCTTGCCATTCAAGGCACGTTCAATAACATAATTTATCATTCCCTTAGTTAATCCAAAACGTCGTCCTTTAGCTATTACTTTAAACCTTACTTCAGAACCAAAAAATATCTCATCTTGTTTTTGGTGATAACCTATTTCAATATTACGTACATTCATTTTTCTATGTTGTTATTCATTGTCTTGTTTTTTGTCTCAAATCTTGTATCTCATATCTCATTCCCTGTATTTTACTTTTTACTTTTGTCTTTCTTCCCCTCATTCAACTCAACAATTTTCCTAATTATAGTTAACTCCGATTTTCCCTCAGTTTCTATTTTATCCTTTTGCCCCAAAATTATCTTCCCAAGCCAAATTAACATTGTAGGGTTTCCTTTCATTGCAACTTCAAATTGTTTTCGCTTTAGAGAGGTTTTGGCAGTTTCAAGCCCTCTTTTAATGACTGTGCCATAACTCCTGTGTAAAGTCCTAACACTTACACCAACAATCCGTGAAATTTCCTCAAATGAGCAGTTTAATCCTGCTAATTCTTCTACAAGTTCAATATCAATCTCTTTTTTAGGTCTAGCCATATTAATAAAGCAATTAGTTTATAAAAAGCTTGACATTATAATACAAAACGTTTATTTTAAACGCAATAGTTATTTAGATTAAATCTAAATAAGGTCATTATCATATTCTGAGGAAATTATGAAACTAGAAATTTTCAAAGTTGGGAAACATACTTCGTCTAATGGTATTACTAAAAATTATACGTTAAACGACTTAAATCAAATCATTTCTAATCATTCAGAACCAATACCAATTGTTGTAGGTCATCCTAAAGACAATTCACCGGCTTTTGGTTGGATTAAAAATCTATTTGTAAAAGGGGAATCTCTCTTTGCAGAAGCTACAGATATTGTCCCGGAGTTCCTGGATTTAATAAAGCAAAAGATTTATAAAAATAGATCGGTTTCTCTAAGAACAAACTCCGATGGCGAATTATTTTTGAATCATGTTGCTTTTCTTGGTGGTGTTTTACCGGCAGTAAAAGGATTAGAAGAATTGAACCTTAGTTCTGATGAATCTGAGTCTTTTGAAATGGATTTTTCAGAAGTTGAACTTGAAGCTGCAGAAAATATATCGCACTTACCAGTCAAGAAAAAGAAAAATACTTCAAAAAAAGAAACTACAAACTTTGCTGAAGAAATTGCTAATCTTAAATCTCTTGTCACAAATCTTTCAACACAATTCAACGAAGCTATTCAAACAATGCAAGGTACTGTTGATTCAACTGATATAAAAAGCAAGATTGATGAATTAAATCTCAGATTAGATTCTGCAAACTTTCAACGTACTATTTCAGAAAAAATGCAGATGGATAATCTTACTCCCGCAATTAAAAACAAAATCTTAAATCTTTTGAGTTACTTCGAATCGTTAGACTTTTCAGAAGAACAAAACATAAAAGTAATTTCTGAATTTCAAGAACTTGCTGAGTTAATAGAACCGTTCCAAACCGAAGAAGTTCTTAAAAAAGTTGAATCCGAAAAGAATACTAAATCTTCAAACGAGTTTTCTGAAATGAATGTTGATAAAGATTCTTTGAAACTTTTCAACGAAGCTTCAGCATACGCAAAAGAATTTGAAATATCGTTTCAAGAAGCAGTGAATATTTTAATCAATAAAAATGAAGAGGTTTAATTATGCCTGGAACTTTAGAATTACGCAGAGTCGTTGATCCTGTACTAACCAAGTTAGCACGCGGTTATTCAAACGATGGTTTAATTGCGGATAAATTATTTCCGCTTGTTACCGTGAATAAAGAGGGTGGAAAAATTCCTCAATTCACTAAAGAAGCATTTAAGATTTATTCTACTGAAAGAGCCATTAGAGCCGATTCAAATAGAATCAATCCTTCAGTTGATAATCCAATTGAGTTTGTTCTTACTGAACACGATTTAGAATATCCAATGGATTACAGAGAAATTAACGAAGATGCTCTTAATCTTAAAATGCATGCTACAAATGTAGTTACTGATGCAATCGCATTACGCAAAGAAAAATTGTGTGCGGACTTGGCTCAAAATGCTTCAAACTATGCAGCAACAAATAAAGTCACTTTAGCAGCTTCAGATAAATTTAATGTCGCAACTTCTGATCCTATTGCTACAATAGATTCAGCTCGTTCAGCAGTTCGTTCACAAATAGCAAAAAATCCAAATGTAATTGTTATTTCAAATACAGTTTTTACAGCATTGAAAAATCACGCTTCAATAACTGATAAAGTTAAGTACACTCAACACGCTGTTATCACAGCGCAATTACTTAAAAACCTTTTACAATTTGATGCTCTCTATGTTGCTTCCGCAGTTTATGAAGATAATAACGGTATATTAAAAGATGTTTGGAATGATAGTGTTATTCTTGCATACGTACCAGAAGTAAAACAAGTTCGTTCTTTTTACGAACCATCTTACGGTTACACTTTGCAAATGAAAAATTTCCCAATCGTTGATACTTACGATGAAAATGGAAAAGTAAAAGTTGTGAGAAATACAGATTTATTCGTTCCAAAAATTGTTGGTGCTGATGCGGGATATTTAATTTCTGATTGTTTGAATTAAAGGAGGCGTAAATGTTTATAGTCAAAGATATGCCAATTCGAAAAAATAATAAAACTTACGGTGTTGGTGAAAAATTTCCCTACTCCGATAAAGATAAATCTTTACTCGATAAAAAATACTTAATCGAAATAAAAGATGAACCAATTATTACCAATATGGTAACAGTGAAAAAAGAAATACCAACTAAGAAGAAAAAGAATAATTAAGGAGAATAATAAATATGAAAACTGAACAAATTATTTTAATGAGTTCTATCAAGCTTACAACCGATTTAACAAAAAATCTTTTTGTTGGTTTCGATGGTAACTTATGTTCTGCTGATTCAAAAGCATTTGGTGTCGTAAATGCAGATACAATCGCTGGTGAAATAGCCCCAATTGCTGTTGCTGGTATTGCTCTAGTTTATTCTGGTGCAGCTATTTCTGTTGGTGCAAATGTTAAATCCAATTCAGATGGTAAAGCAATCGCAGCCACAAACCTTGAAGTTACTTCCGATATTTCCGGTGTTACTGGTGCAATTCCAACTGATACAACTGCTGTTCTTTCTGATGCAGCTCAACCAACAATAACACTTACTGGTTCCGTTGTCAATACAGTTAGCGGTTCTGTAGTACCCGAAGCAATAAACGGATTTGCTCTCGATGAAGCAACTGGAGCTGATGAATTGATTAGAATAAAATTAATATAAGGCGGTTACTATGAGAAGAATTTCAAATTTTATAAAACATAAACACCCAAGTGGTCTTGCAAATATTGTTGATGTTAATACTGGTAATCATATAGCTAATAAGTATCTCACAAAAAATTGGTGGAATGACCAAATTGGTATGCGTGTTTTTTGCGATCCGGTTAATGGTAATGATAATTGCGATGGTTCGTCTTGGAGCAAAGCAACAAAAACACTTCAGAAGGCAATAGATATAATTCCGTCTTTTTTAGTCACATACTCTGCTGTTTTAATTCCAGCTGGTACTACAGTTGAAGGTGCTAATATTAGCAAGGTTACTGTAGCTTCTTCTGACCTTTCCAATTCTTGGATTCCACTTGATATTATTGCTGTTTGTGATGGTGCTACTGATGATTATTTTACAAATAATGGCGAACGTAATTCCTTTGATAATACTCCTTTAATTATTGATACATCATTACATATGTTGCATTTTACTGTTGGTTATTCTAATCATGGTATATTTGCTATTGGTGCTGATAACAAAGATGCTTGGGGAATGGTTAAACTAACAACCCTTACAGATGAAGGAAATTATAACGGCATTTTTGGTACATCTCGTTTTAGTGGTGCTGTACAATTTAGAGGTTGTATTTTTGATGATGGTGCAAAGAACAGAGGTCATAATTATGCTTCTTGGGGCTACATGGGTATATTCAGTTTCACGGATTGTCATTTTACTACTCCATCTTTGAATACTGCTACTGGTAAGTGGGGTGGTGTTTTTAGGTTTGGTGAAGGCTCTCAACAGTTAATTTTTTCAAGTGGTGGCAATTATGATCCAACATATCCAAAGCCTTTCTCTGAAGCCTTAAAAGTTACTAATTATACTCAATTTTTATCTTTAGGTTATGATAAATATCTCGGTTTCAATACTGTTTTTGTCGAATCAATAAACATCAATAGTGCCACTGGTAAGCTAGATATTTATATTCAAGAAGATAATAAAGCAGTTGTAACAATTAAAGATGATAGTTCTAACTATAATATAACTGGTACCAACAAAGGTGTAGATATAACATTTGATGATGTTAAAATTACGCCACTTCTTCCAACAGCTGATCCAACAAAAGCTGGTGTCCTATGGAATGATGCTGGTACTGTAAAAGTTAGTGTTGGTTAATTGTTATTCTTAATCTGTTATATAGTATTATGGGTTTCACTCTATCATAAATATAGATGGAACTCATGATGCGATATTACAAAAGCTAAAAAAATTATTGTTCTTTGTTTCGTAATTTTTCAACTTTTAATTGCACTTTCTATTCTTATACGTGTATAATTTTAATTTGCTCCGTAAACTCCACAAAATAAAAGTTTTCATCTCGTAAACTCGTAAAACCTCAAGTTGCCTTCACTTTAATACTGTATTTCGGCAAAAAAACGAAACAGTTTCAAATCATAAAAACGAAGAAAAAAATCACTTTCAATGTAGCATACAGTTCTCGGTATGCAAGGATATATAAACGCACCAAAAACAAAAACTGTGCGTCCTTGCATCCCTGTGCTGCTGTATGCTTTTTCATAAAGCGTTTTTTTTCTTTTTCGTTTTTCTTTTTTTCTTTTAATGTTTGGGTTCAAAGCTCATATAAACAAAAAATATATGCAATCTAAAATCTTACTTTCGCAACGTAAAAACGGTTCACTTTTTCGCTTAGTTTTTTATCATAACAAGCACTATATAAATATTATTCGTGGTAATGGTCAACTATCATCATTTACATTTTCAAATTATCAAGCTGCGTTTTATGTTTATACTGGTCTCGTTAAAAAATAAAAAAAGAAATGAAAATATTGGAAGTCCAAAAAAATATTATTTGTAATTTCATTATCTTTATTATTCAATTCAAAAAAGTTCTAAGCCGATGGAAGCAACAATTAAAAATATGAATTCAAATCAAGGTTTAAATTTAGGAACGGTTTCCTTGAACTTTCCTTGTGGGAAATTCATAAAATTAGGTCTTGTTAGGACAAACTCCATACATACTCCATACAAAAAACTGCAAAAATCATCGGGATTATTAAAAGCCTTTAAAATGAAAAAGTCCGATTTCAAAACGAAATCGAACTTTCTTTGTGGGCCCAGATGGACTCGAACCACCGACCCTCTGATTATGAGTCAGATGCTCTAACCAACTGAGCTATGGGCCCGTATTTTAGAGACTCAAAAATAGTATTTTGAACATTCTAAATCAA